AAATCCCGGACGGTCACCAGGCACTTCTCTGGACGGGTGGCTTACCTCCATCAGTTTCGTCGGTGTCTCGCCGCCGCGCTTGCGCGCGACGGACGGGTCCGAGAAACTGTGGAAGGTAACCACCGGGGAGCAATCGAGAGTATGGTCCGGAACCTTCGATCCGACGGAGTACTGCTTAGTGCAGACCTCACCGCCGCGTCCGACAGGCTCCCCCGCGACCTCCTTACGGAGATCGTGGAGGGCCTGTTGGACGAGAGCACGTTGCCGCCAGGGGTTACCCGGGCGGACTTCGTGGCTCTCACGGTGGGGGCCTACAATCTGGAGTACCCCGATGGTTCGACGGTGACCACGGAGCAGGGGGTCCTTATGGGACTTCCTACCACGTGGCCGCTTCTTTGTCTGATCCACCTGTTTTGGGTGGATCTGAGCAAAGAGGCTCCGGACCCACGAGGGGCCAAGATGTCTGACTCTCTATGTCGTGAGTCGGAGAGGATCTGTGGAGATGACCTGGCGGCCTGGTGGCGACCCGAGAGGGTCGCCCTATACGAGGAAATCGCACGTAAGTGCGGTGCCAAGTTTAGCGAAGGTAAACACCTTCGGTCCAGCCGCTGGGGCATCTTCACAGAGGAGATCTACTGCATCCGCAAGAACGTAGTAGTCTCGCCGGAATGGAAAGGGACAAAGTCTTCCTTTGCAGCCTCTCGGATGCGTAAACGCGCCGAGGGCTGGCACAGGGCGGCTGTCGCGCACATCGAGAGGGAGCTTAACGCTCACCTCCCTTGTCGCTTCAACCCTCGCGTACGGAAGTCTAAGTCCGTTTCCAGTCCGGTCCTCTCCACCGACTTCGGTCACTGGGCCCGATGCTTCCCGGTCCGGTGGGCGGTGAGAGCTCCTAGGCGTTTGCCTGGCGGAGTTTCTCAGTCGCTTCCGGACTGGTTCACATTGGGGCCAGCGACGTGGTCGGTCGCTTCCCACGCGTCAGCGTGGAAGGGCGTGAGTAGTGTCCGTCGAGCGTTGTTTCCTGGCCTAGGCCGGGAACTTGCTTCGATGGGCGCTCCTCCGTTCCTCCCTCGCTCACTCGGGGGCGGCGGTCTCACGACGCCGCGAGGACCTGCACTAAAGGTTGGCCGCGCTGCCAGCACCCTTTGGCGGAGGGCGATCGGTTCCGGGTTGTACCGGAGCCGTGTCGCCGATCTTCCATCGGGTTGCTGGCGTGCGGCCGCTTCCCCAGCTTACGAGCGAGCCTCGAAGGAGACTGCGCGCTTGCTGGAGAAACCTGAAGTGCGGATCACACGCCGCCTTGGCGGTCAACCTGAACGGGGCTTTACCTCGTTCGGGTCGGCCAATGACTTCCTTGAGTCACGAACTGGCAGGAACGTGACCTGGGCAGCCATTGTGCACGATGTCCCCCTTAAAAGGGACACCGTGCTCACTAAGGCGGCGGTCCGGGAGCGTCTTGACCGAAAGGTCAAGCAGCTCTCGGCTCGCGGTGGGTTCCTTCGCCCCTCTGCGCCAATTGGCCGTCTTCTCCGTAAGGAGTTCGACAAGACCATTTGGTTCAAAGAGGAGAAGGTTCCCGTAGAGAGTCAGAAACCAG